GGATGGGGAAGCGGGAAGACCTCGGCGCTTGTCTTCAGTCTGCTCTTCGTGAGTCGGTTTCGACCTGGCACTAGCTCACTGTTGGTCACTGACACTAACCCACGTTATAACTCTGTGTTGATGCCTGAGATGGAGAAGTGGCTGAGCCCACTAGGTTGGACGTACAACCACACTCTCAGACAATGGACAGCGCCCAACGGTTCGACGGTATGGTGTCGCTCGTATTATCGACCAGGAACGAGGGACGCGACACACAACCCACTAGAGGGTTTGAATGTGACGTCGGGAATCTGCTTGATCGACGAGTGCCAGACGTTGAGCGCTGAGGTAGCGCATAAAGCCATGGGTCGATTGAGAGCAGGACCGAGCCCTATCATGATCCTCGTTGGTCTGCCGGTGAGTGGCGCGTGGTGGTGCAACCTCGCAGAAGAGGCCAAGTGTGAGCCTCTCCTGTTCACCTCATATGTTAACTCAGCCAACCTAAGTGAAGAGTGGTTTGAGGCGACCAAGTTGCTTCCACAAGCCGAGCGTGAAGCCATGGTCATGAATAAACCACGGCCACCATCAGGGCTGATCTACTCCGAGTTCGACGAGAGCCGCCACGTCATCAGCGGGTGGGAGTACAAGCCGACCATGAGCGGCCGAATCGCCATAGACTGGGGATTCAGAAAGCCGAGTGTTCTCATCATCGTCCATGACGAGGAGCTCGGCGCTGATGTCATCTGTCACGAGATCAACCCCCAAGAGGTGACCACATCTCAGCTCGCCACCCTCATCCTCGCCATAGCTTGGCCACGCTCGTTGAGGAGCTCCGCACCAGGAGAGAGGATATGGCTTGATAATGGAGTAGCTGACAAGGCTGGCCGAGCTCGCAACGATCAGACAGGGCGCTCAGCATTTCGCGCGATGCGCGCCGCTCCTCCTGATGGTTTAGGTATGCCTCTCAGGTCTAACACCGACCCGATCAGGACCGATGTGCTCAACGGCATCCAGCGCCTTAAGCGTGCCTTTGCTCGTGGTCAATACCTCATCACTAAAGAGGTATGGGATGGCGGCGAGCGCGCCACAGGTAACAGCATACGCAAGGCTCTGATGAGCTACGGGTGGGACAATAAAGAACAACCTAAGAAAGATGGGCGCGAGGACCCGCTTGACGCCTTGAGATATGACTGCATCACTTGGAGATGGGCTGACTCCATAGTAGATAAACGCCAATATCAGCCGCGCTCATCTGCTGCCAAAGACCGCAGAGTCAAGACAGGCTCAGCAAGTCAAAGAAGCTTTTAAGATAGAGAGAGGACTGATGTGGGTCATCCCAAAAAACTTAACCATATCTCACTCTGTACAGGATATGGAGGAATCGACCTTGGACTCTCAAGAGCTCTCGGAGATGTGTGCACAGTCGCTTATGTGGAGATCGAAGCCTTCGCAGTCGAAAACTTGGTCTCGAAGATTGAAAGCGAACTGCTCGACATGGCTCCTATTTGGTCGAATCTCAAAACCTTCCCTTGGTCACTGTATCGTGGAAAGGTGGACATCCTCTCTGGAGGGTTCCCTTGTCAGCCATTTAGCTCCGCAGGACGGCGAGCAGGAGATGAAGACCCAAGACACTTGTTCCCCTACATCCTCAACGGGATTCGACAGTTGGGAAAACCTCCCCTTGTTTTCTTGGAAAACGTCGAGGGCATCATCTCATCAAAGCTCAACGGCGACCAATGGAGCGACCCCGAAGGGACACCCGTTCTGCTCCATGTCCTCCGAGAGCTGGAAAGGTTGGGTTACGACGCGACGGCGGGAGTATTCAGCGCGCGTGAAGTCGGTGCACCCCATCAGCGCAAACGTGTGTTCATCTTGGGTGTGCGCTCCGATCTCGGGCAATCAGGGCGCGATATTGTTTCGGGGATGCTCCGCGACACAGAGTCAGAGGCAGTTGAGAGGATGGGCGAGCCCCACGCTCGGGGCTGCGAAAGCCCCGAGCGGAGGAGCGCCGAACGATGGAGTGGCTCAGTACAGATTACAGAATCAAGTACAGCCTACCCCGCTCCAAGAGGCGCAGAGCAGTACGCATGGGAACCCCCAAGAGTTACAGCTGAATCCTCGATGGGTAGAGAGCTTGATGGGGCTGCCAATCGGGTGGACTATGCCGAGCTGTCAAGATCCTTGGACAATCGCACCGATGAGCTCAGGCTACTTGGGAACGGAGTCGTCCCAGACACAGCCGAGCGAGCATTTAGACAACTGTGGAGGAGCATTTAATGGCATTAAGCGAAGCACAAAAGAGACGAAAGAGAGAGTATAGAGCCCGCCCTGAGGTCAAGGCCAAGCGAGCAGCATACATGAGAGCATATCGTGCTCGACCACATGTGAAAGAGAAGGCGAGACAGCAGAGAAAAGAGTATATGCTTAACGAGACACCAGAGCAGAGGGCTGAGCGCTTAATGTATGCCAAGGTTCTGAGAGAACTAAAGAAAGAGAATCTACAATGAATAGACTGTATCGAAATTGGACCATACATAATCTAATCGCTCACCCGCTCAGAGTCGGAAGGTCAGAGTGGGAGGGTCCAAGAGGAGGAGCTTTTAATGAAGGTCTATAATGATGATATCGGTGAAGTGTTATATGTCTCACATATGGGGAGCGACTCAACGCCAGCACACTCGGCGAGGGTGAGCCTTTATCAACTCAGTTCATCATCTCGGCTTCAGATGACCGACCGAGATGCCAAGCTGATTCAGTATCTAGCTGACCATCACCACACTTCACCCTTTGAACATTGCGCTTTGACGGTCCAGATTAAGTGTCCTCTGTTTGTTCGATCTCAGATCATGCGCCATAGAACCTTCAGTTATAATGAAGTCAGTCGCCGTTACACCTCAGATTACATTGAGTTCTGGAGACCTCAGCAGCTGCGGAAGCAACACGATAAGCGCTTGCAGTGCTCGACCAATGAGAGCATCGAATATCAAGATAGGTGGTTGGAGCTTTGGGACCAACACCACAGGAACTGCTTAGACTTATACAACGCTCAGATTGAGCAGGGTATGGCCAGGGAGCAAGCGCGCGCGGTGCTACCTCAGAGTCTCTACACTCAGTTCTGGATGAGCGGGAATCTCAACAACTGGGCGAAGTTCTTAAAGTTGAGGCTCGACCCTCATAGCCAACCTGAAACTAAGGTGGTGGCTGATGCGATTAGGTACATACTGCATAAGCACTTCCCGATCTCTAGCGCCGCTCTTCTCGGTGATCTCGCCTATGTTAAGGAGCATTGAATGGACTACTTTGATGAGGACACAGACACCATCTGCGCCGAGTGTGGGCTTGTGCAATGTCAGTGTGAGCACTACCGACATGATTGTAATCAGTCTCATTGCGACTGTGGGGCTCATTGCGTTTGCTGTGTGCATGGTCTCTGTACTTGCGACGAAGACGAAGAATGAGCAATGCAACCACGGATCAAAGAGCGATACCTTGCAATAGTATTGCTCGACCTCATAGGCTCAACTGCTTTCGTTCAAAAGGTCGGCGCGGTTAAAGCTGCGGAGTGGTTGCAGTATCATGACCGCTTGACTCGCTCTCTCATGTATCGCTTCAATGGTCGTGAGATCGATAGGTCAGATGGTTTCCTAGTGAGCTTTGAAGAGCCTATCAACGCGGTGAACTTCGCGCTTCACTATCAAAAGACTATACCTCTTAGGACTCGTCTTAACACTCGGATAGGTGTTCATTATGGTAAAGTTGCAGAGGTCACCCAACATGAGCTTGATGTGATGGTGGGCGCAAAGCCTGTTGAGTTGGAAGGCATCGCCAAGAATATCGCGGCGCGAACCATGAGCGTTTGTAGAGCTGGTCAAGTCCTGCTCACTGAAGAAGCCTTCACAATGATTAAGGGTAGAACCAACAGCTTCACACCCAAGGGAACTAGATACGTCATGGTTGGCCTCTATAAGTTCAAGGGCGTTGGAGCTCCCCAAGTGATATATGCAGTGGGCTCATCAATCGAGTCATTGCAACCTCCACCATCGAGCGAGAAGGTCAAGAGGTTAGGAGGGCCAAAGAAGGTGAAGTCACGCGCTAGAGATCGCAAGCTTAAAGAGTGGGTGTGGTGGGTGCTCCCTCGTTGGGCTTTCGTCAACCTCATTTACATCATCTCGCTTATGTGGCCTTGGCTGATGTATCATTACCCAATACTCAGAGCTTTATGGAGTTGGATTAATGGAAGATAACCGAACCGAGAGAGAGCTAACCAGTGAGATCAAAGCTAAACGCGGGTGGTGGTTCAGCGTCTTCTTTATGATCTTGGTGGTCTTGCTTATCCTCTTCCTCACTTATGTTGAAATCGTGGAGAAGAATCGTGATGTGCTCGTCGGCATCCTCGGCATGATCACAGGCTCCATCTCTTCGATGA